ATACTGGCGCGCGTTCAGCGCGTTGAATTGTTCCATGAATAGATTCCCTTGCTATACAATGACTATCACGCCGTCAGGCTGGAAATTGATCGTCTCATACACCACGGCATTGACAACTGCTTTCAAGTGGTCATCCTTAAAGTAGCCATACGCTTCATACCGATTGCCTGACGCAGCTAAGAGCGAGAGAATGAGCAAATCACCGGCGGTCAAATGACTGGCCTGCACAATATCTACCCACCATTTCTTGAGTGAGAACGGTCCGGTCAGCAAGAGCGGCTGAAAAACTTTCCAGGTTGAGCCACCTGGCCCAGTATGAACTGACACATCCTGAAGGTCCCTGGCTCCTGCAAACGCCCAATCGGTAGTCTGTCCCATACTGGCATAGGCAAAGTATTTCGCCCCTGATGCTAGACGAGTTCCCTTTGTGCCACCCACCAGCGGGGCGTTATGGACAACTTGCCCTGAGAGGTAACGTAGCGTGTAGGTTGCTGGTGATACCGTTGCCCAGGTCACATTGTCCGCATTGGTTTGGGTCTGAACCACAGGAACTGATGAACGATCTAAGTACCGATGCGCTGCATTGGTGATGTTGTAGGTTTTGTCATCCCCCGCGTTGGTCATTGCCTCGTTCGTGAGCACAAGAGAAGCGCCCGATGTGATCAGGATATCGCCCTGCACTCCGAGAATAGCCGGCATAAATGCACCTCCATCCCTTGCAAGGGGTATTAGGCGACAACTACAGAGCCCGAAATCTGAAATGCTCCATCCAGCTCAACAATGTTGTTCACCGGATCGTGAATTTTGTAATCCTTCACGTAGGCCGTGAACGTGTACGTATTCACGTTGTTGTTTGGGCTGACGATGAAGAATAAGAGCGTGCCATTAATGAACGCCGTCTCAATGACGACCTGACCGTTCGTATCGGTGTGGTCATAGTTCATCTTCAGATTGAGCAACCCTGTCTTCAGCCCTGCCAGGAACGTTTTCCACCCCGAGGCTGACATGATGGTGGTTTCGTACATGTCCGCCGCAAGTGGTATCTCTACGTCCTTCATCTGGCCCGCTGAGTTGGTTGGACTGGCTGCTAAGCCAACCTTCACGTTATTCGGGTTATTAAATCCCGCAATAGGCCCCGGCATTTTGTGCCTCCTTTATGTTGCTACCCGCCTTGCGTCATCAAGAGATAGCGCAGTGAGCCATGCCGGGTGAGCCCGTCAGACTCAACGATTTCTACAAAATTGTCGAATAAGAGATAAAAGTTATTAAACCCGCCTGAGAGCGTCAGCGGTAAGCGATTGAACGCGTTATCTATGGCGCTGACAATGCTCTGAAGCTCTTTCATTCCTGAGTATTGCGAGAATATTTCAAACTGGACATACACATCATGCGCGTTTTGCTGCATGGTTAAGGCCGTTCCTAGCTTCGCAGTCAGGTTTCCTACATAAAAATATGGAAAGCTGGCATTCACCTGCACATTATCGAAAATATTCCATGCAGGGGCGCTAGCGCCCGTCATGGCAGCTTGAATACCTGCATCCGCCCTGGCGCGAGTCACACATGCTGTTTGAATTTGTGATAAGGGTAAAGCCATTATTTGATATCGCTCAATTCGTGATCCATTGATTGTGATGCTTTTACGAAAGCTGGGAACAAGAATGGGCGAGCTGCCATTTTAGATGTGCCCAGCTCTACATATGGCCCATACTCGACATTGGTTCCCACAATACGCTCAAAGCTCATCATGTTGGTCATGCCAATGTCAAAGCCGCTCTTATCAATACCGCTTGTCCCAGCCTTGATTTGAATAGAAGAGCGCAACCGTCCAGTATCAACCGGGCAAGCCTTCTTTGCTTCTGCCTGACAATCGATAGCAGCTCCCTGGACAGCATCTAGCACCTTACGTCGTATCTCGTTCATCTTGGCTTCAAGCGTCTGATTGACGCCCTGTATACCAGTAACTTCAATGCTGAGGTTCATCAGTTCTTACCTTTCCGAAGTAGTACCGAACAAAAAACACAGGCCAATAGCGCCAGGGTATCTTGTGTTGTTTCAACTTACGAATAAGTAGGGCAGGAACACCCCACTTGGAAATCCTGACAGAAAACACAACATTCGCCCCTTCCATCTTTTGATCTGTGATTTTTATATACCAGGGCAATTTCGCCATTAATTGATACCTTTCGCCCGGTCTTCCTGACAGAACATGGCAATTGAAATACTCGCCTCTTGCATGTTCTTCACGCCCAATATCTTGTAAAGATGCGTCACCGCGCCTCTCACGTACTTTATCTTCATCGATGCATCAATGTGATAGGTTGGCTGATAGCGGATAGAAATCATGCACGTCATCGTTGGATACAGCTGCTGAGCGAAAAATCTACGGTTCGCGCCACGCCCATAGGGGAAATCTACTATATTGGCCCAACAAGAATAGACATCAATATAGTTGCCCGATTGCCCGCCCTGGCCGTCATCGCTTGTTCCAGGTACTGGCGGCTTTTGAATGGTAATCCGCCTATCAAATTGCTCAGCCGACACATTATCTTTCTTGGACATCAAACCCACTCCAATCGATAGCCAAGCAGCTCATTCTTGATGTCAGAAGGCAATGCAGCCCCTTCCCGGTTGTCATACCAGAATGCAATAATTTTCTTCACCAGAAGCCGTAGATCATAAGGAAGCGGATAAGCGCTTGAGTATCCCACTGTGTACGCAAACTGCCAGCGATAGACGATCAAAGGCGCTTGAAAGTAAATCCGACCTGGCTCCCTGGTGGTATCAATGCTCCAATTGACTGTTACCCCATCTGGCCCAAGCTGAGACAGATTTGTAAACAGCGGGTTCCCCTGACCATCGATCACAAACACCGTGAACTGAGTACCAACCGATTGAACACTTTGGAGCGGCGCCATTGGCAATTCAAAAAAAAACTGAGAGATGCCAAATGGGTTGGCCCCTAATTGCTGCTCATAATGATAAAAATTCTCCTGCTCATCATCGATAGGTCCTGAGAGCACACCCCCATGCGGTCTATCAATGATGAACTGTGCCAGGATGGATTGTGTTGCAAGCGCCCGCCCGGTCACCTGCTCAACGTACTTACGAGCAGACTGAATCAAGCCTGAAATCACACCATCATTGCCACTGTCAGAAAAGTCGATCCGGCAATAATCTTTGGCTTCCTGAAGTGTGATAGGCTCCGAACTTGGCTCAGTTACGACGCGATACGAAACACTCACAACACAATCCTTTCAGCCGTGCAAGGGGGTTAGACGGGCTCAGGCCAATGCCAGGTGCCTAGTTCCTTCTCTTCAGAATAGTGAACCGATGTACGCCAGATGGAGTTTGCTAAAACGGAAAAACCTGTTTGGGGTGCTACGCCTTCTACAAATCCATCATTCCGCCCATCGGTAAACACCTGAAGCTGTACCAGGCCATTATCCTGTTTCCAGTCCCGTACCACTATGGCTGGGCGGTGTTCGCCTTTGCTTCGCCCATTTTCCAGCACATAATGGACAATTCTTCCTTCTGTTAAGCCTTTGACTGGCATATCTCACTCCTACAAAAACTAATGCCAGGTATGTGGCAAGTTCTTATCTGAATGCGGAACGCCCGCGTAGACGCCAAATGCGCCCATACTGGCATAATCCTGGTCGCTTGGGTGCAGCAACACATGCAGCGAAAGCACAGGCCCGGTTGACTTCTCTTCTTCTAACGCTTCCTCTTGTCGCTTTTTCAATGATCGCTTTTTTGAAACCGACTCCGCATCAACTTCAACCTCTTCTTCTACCTCCTTTGGAAGCTCTATAGCCTCCAAAGACACAAAGGCCATACGCATATGGCCCTGATCGGTCACATACGTCACGATATCTCCTAACTTCGGCATAGGTGTTTCTCCTACAAGAAAACTAGTGGTAACTGTTGGGCGTCATGCCCGTCGGATCGTTCGGAACGTTCTGAACCACCAACACAGGCCCATTCACAAACTGGTCATCACCTGGGTTCAGAAACACGTGCAAGATAATGCTCACATCCTGCACGTCCGACACAATAGCCGCCCGAGCATTCCCCCTATCCGTGATGTACACAACAATGGTTCCCAAAGCTGGCATGCGCTAGACCTCCGCAGGCAGCACACGCGGCTCACCCAGCACCCAGAACGCCGTATGTTTCGCGCCTGTTGTGGTGCCTGTGATGGTGAGCGCAACCCGTAGAAATCGCTGACCACCCAGGTAGCCTACCCGCTGATTGAGCGCGGTCGCTGCGCTGATAATGGCTGCTGGCTGTGAGCCTGCCGCCGATTCGGTAATCGGAAACCCGCCCGCTGCGTTCGCCGTTTCCAGCCTGGACAGGTCGGTTGCCGCAACGGCTGTAAAAGCCCCAGGATTGCCCGTCCCATCGTCTGGCGCTTCGTTGATCGTGTAGGTATGCACACCATCGGTCCAGGTGCCCGCCAGGATGTACAGCGTGGCCGCGTTGTACCGCTGCAAGTCAATGGTTTGGCCTGTGTAGGCATTGGCTGCCAGCATAGCCGGCAGGTTCGCCTGTGGACCGGCAAAAATAGCCCGCCCAAGCTTTGATTTATTGTCTCTCAAATTCGTATTCTCCTTGCAGGGGTGGTTAGCCCCTGCTTACTTTTACAATGTCAGCTAAGCAATCAGCCTATGTAGTACTCACCTTAATAAACCGAAAAGCCTCTGGGATTAAGACGTCGCCCCCGTGGCGGTTCCTGGCGATGAAGCCAACCAGTCCCTGAAGCGCAAACAGTTCGTCAAGCTGGCGAACGCTGAAGTTGATCCCAACACGGTCCGCGATCAGGTAATTGGAGAAATCCCCAAGGGCAATCGGCAGGGTGTTGGCTGCAATCTCATCCATGTCTGGCATCTCAATATACTGAAGGTCATAGATGGTCGGAGGTAAGCCCGCGCCTGCAAAGGGCTGCCACAGAGGACGGTTCTGCGAGTCTTTCATCAGGCGAATCCTTCCAACTGTCTGCCGGGTCATTGCCCAACGGCATCTAGGAGAGTTGGCATAGACGCCTTTCAGGTCCTGCATAGCTTGAATAAAACAGTCACCCTGGGTGGCCGCTGTATTGAAGTCAGCCGCCGCGCCTGTCGGCACATACGGAATGTAGGTCAGGCCGGTTTGCTTACCAGTCGGGGTTGCTGTAAAGTTCCATGCCTGAGCCGTGGTCGTTGGGCTATAGACCATGAGCCCACGCGGCTGGCCGTTGCCATTGCCCCTGATAAATGCCGTCCCTTCCCGCTGGGCGAACTTCAGCGCTAAACGCTCCTTCAGAAAATTTTCCAGGGGGAACATGGAATCTTCCATGTTTTGCTGGGAAAGCTGAATAAACCCACGCATCTCATGCACCGGCACATTCAGCATGCCAAGCGTCGGGTCGCCCGACTGAGCGAACGTCGCTTGCTCTGTCGCGTAGTACGCCGATGTGTCATTGAGCAAGTTGGGGTATTCAACTTTTTCGCCCGAGGTGGGGATGACCTGAGCCACCTGACGCATGGGTGAAATCAGGATTTGATAGGCTTTCAAATCGTTCTGGAAATCCACACTGGCGAAAAAGCCGCCGGTCGTTGCTTCACCTGCGTACAGGGCTTTGCGCTCTTCAGGCATATGCTTGTAACTGACGTGCGAAAGCTCTTCAGGCGTCAGGACTTCATAGTTGATACGCCCGCCATTGCCCAGAGCTTTGTGAGAGCGCAAGAGCTTCATAAAGGCTTTCGTACCTTCTGACTGCTTCTTCACGTCAGGGGAATCGTAGCCGAAGATGGCCTGCCGCTTCGTCTCGATCTGCGCTTCCTTGATCTTGTCTAGTAGCTCGTCTATCCGGGTATTCTGCGCATCAAGCATGGCTTTGAATTCAGCAGGCACTTTCGCACCGGTTGAAACAAGCTGCTCATTGATACGCTTTTGTTCTGTGTCCAGGTCATCAACCTTGCTTCTCAGTTGAGAATAGGTCGTCTGAACCTCCGTCATGATATCTTTCAGTTCAATCGCCATAATTGGCCTTTCCTTTTCAAAAGATTACGGTTTCAATGTTCGGATGGCGACCAATTGCGACATTGCCGTTTCCAAATCAGTATCAGCGGAAGATGGCTGATTCTTCCCCAGGTGTTGATCAGACGGCCTGGATTTTTCCGGTGTCCCGTGGTCAGTGGTATATGCAGGCTCTGACCCTTGCAATACAGTAGCAAGGTCATCGGCTGCTGAGTGCAATGCTTTCTTGTGATCGTTCGCTAGCGTGCGAAGATTGTCTATGTGGTCCTGAATGGTCTGAGCATTCGTCGCTGAAATAGCCCGTCCTGCCTTCCTTGCAGGGGTGCTGTCAGAGGACATGATGCCGTAATAGTTCGGTCCTGACTCTTGCTGCATTGAGTTCAGATATTCCGGATATCCCAAATCTATCCCGCGCTGGACATGCTCTTGCAATGCTTGAACAAAACCAGGCCCATCCTCATCACCCTGCACAGCAGACATGGTACTTTCCATCGGGTCGTCGTCTTTCATAGCATCCATGACCGCCGATCTGAGCGCGCCCGTCAGGTTATAAAAATCATCCTGCCAGGATGAAAGCTGACGACGCTGGTACTCATCGCTGAAATCTTTCTTTTGCTTTTTGTCCATAGCTTTTCCTGCTTTCACGCCTGTTACAAGCGCTTCTTCATTCATGGCAAAGGTTACGGTGCTTTGCTCCCAGAGACGCAATTCTTCCAGGTTTCTCACGCCCTTGTCATCGTAGGATTTTTTGATTACGTCATAGCCGATTGAAAGCTGATTGAGGTAGCCTTTTTTGTAGCCTGAATACGCCTCCTTGCCCCGCTGAGTATCCAGGTCAAATTGCGCTTTGGTAAATAGACCATACTCGTCTTCCCGCGCGTCAGTCACCCCACCGATCGGCTGATTTGGATCATGCTGCCAGAGCATCGGGAAAATATAGGCGCTATTATTCTTTTGCGCGCTGGCTTTATGCAGCTTCAGCGTCTGCTTAAACGCGCCCTTGATCACCCGGTCATTGCCCAGGTCCACATTGTTGAATACCGATAAATAGCCTTCTATTGTGCCTTCTTCATCATTCGCGGCTTTAAGCTGAAATTGAAAGGTTTTATATTCTCTCTTCATGCATACCTCCGTGTAAATGCTCTAAAAACGTCTCGTGGGCGCATTTTCTCTAAGTCAATAGGCTCTATGCTCTTCTCAGGCTTATTTGCAGCTTTCACCCGCTCAAATATGACCGTGCATCGGCAATTAACCACATTGGCAGCCGATGCCCCGAAATCGCCTGGATAGTCCATCGGTTCCCCTCCCACCTCAAACTGTTCATCCATCCCTACCTTTTGCCCATCAGCTTCTGCATGGGCTGGACGTGTCCTACTGTCGTGGGCAGCTAACCATTCTTTGTTGAGCGTGAGCCCCGATTGATCAGCCGCCTCCATCGAAGCCCAGTTGCTAGCAGAAATGACTTCAGTTCGCGCGATCGTCTCTGAGCGGTCTGGAATGATCTGAAGCACATACAAGTCGTCTATCCGCTTAGCAAGCTTAGCGATACTTTCACCAAGCGCAACACCTTCGGCTAGCGCGTCCTGGATCTCTGCCAGTTCCGTCCCGTTGATTTGAGTGATTCGAATGCCAGCCACTTCAAGCAGATACTGAATAGCTTTATCCATCAGCTTCAACTTTTTCTTCAGGGCAGAAGGATAATAGGATTTGGAAGCATCTTCAAATGCTTTAGAGACATCGCCGCCAATATCTTCAGCTACATCCTGGTAGAGCTGAGCCAGCAGGCTTTTAAGTTGAGGCATTGTTTCATTTAGGGCAGCCTCAACGCGATATGGGGTAATGCTGGGGATGGCTGATTGTTCGATGTGAGAAACGACCGCTTTCTGCTCATCCTTGAAATACGCTTCTAAGCGCTTTTGCGCCTCTGCTTGCCAGCGTTCACGGATTGATTCCATTTGTGTAAAATATGCGGCTTTTTGCTCAGTGGTGGACAGGTCAAACGCTTTATGCTCATAGGCTTGCTTTTCCCGTTTGCCTGTCTGTCCTTCTTTGCCTGGTTGTGTCTTGCCGTCATTGAGATTATTCCCTCCTGGATTATCAAAAGGTTGGGGAGTTGGCTTCGTCATGTTGGCTTCAGCATATTCGGTCAGCTTGTCTGCAGGCACCAATGTATCTTTGATGCGGTACACATTGCCTTGTGCATCAGGCTCTTGCCCGGTTTCCTCTTGATATCTTGCCAGCGTGCAACCACCCGCTAACCATATCTTTGTCCAGCGTTCAGCCTTCGCAGACTCTTGCGCCTGCATGATTTTCTGAATGGTTTCAACTGAGGTTTTGTCGTAGCTCAAATACGCTTTTTTGAGGTCTGGATACATCGGAACAAGCCAGCGGCGCCATGTGCCCGTTACCTTGTCTAGAAGCGGAAAAATAGCCTCTGTGTAACTGCCATACACAGCCTGCTCAAAATTATCATAAGTAGACGATGACGTGTCACCAACAACCTGGGGAGCGAGATTATAAATATTGGCAATGCCAACTGAGTTATACCCCTGGCCTTCTAAAAACGCCATTTGTGCAGGAGGAACGGCATATGATTCAAACTTCAATCCACCATCCAACACTGGAGCCTTGCCCGCATTCTTGAAGCCCTGGTATTTCTGGTTAACCTGATGCTCTAAGGCTTCACGTTCTTTCTTGCCCAGCAACGCGGGCGTTGTCCAGGCTCCAGGGGGTTGCGCGTAGTTCTGAGTGAGCGCTAAATTCCACTTCCTGTATGCCAGATTGATATCAACCATAATCCCGATAACTTCAATTGGTGATAGGCCATATAAATCTTCAGATGGTGTACCTGCACTTGGATTCCAGAATTTTGTATGGCCTATCAATTCAGGCTCAAATGCTACTGGCGAAGATGTAATTTTGTAGTCATAGCGCAAAATGCCAAGAGGATAGGGAACAATATCAACGAGCGCGGGGGAGAGCGACCAGATCTCGTCAGGAGGGCCAGATTTAAAAGCTCTGAGCGCATATTGATACGAATTGCCTGTCAGCAAGGTATACGCGCAGACTGACTCGACAAAATCATTGCCTGACATGTCTTTGTTGGGAGTATTCAGCAGGTCCAGCAGGGGATGAGATTCTATCTCTCTCTTTTTTGTAGCATCAGTATAGAGCGCTAAACGCACGCCCGCCGCATTGCGTGCAATATAAGAAACACATTTGTGAACGGTGTCATTGCGCCTATAGCCTTCTTTGATGAACGCTTTCGGGTTGGCTTGCATCTGCACTGGCTGGGGAAGCTGAGCATAATCAGCAAATTGCATGAATGCTGGATTGTTTTTCTTTTCGTAGCCCAGGGAGGAAAGCATGCGACTGAAAATACTCACTCATCACCTCCCCACACATTGATTTTGTCCGCATAGGCAAACGGGTCCTTTTGATTTTCAAGCCAGGCTTGCAACTTCTCTGCATTCTGTTTTTGCGCTTCAAGCAACCTGGCTACTGGCGATGGTTGCTCTTCTTCTTCTGATTTCTGCTCAGCTTCTTTGACCTCTTCAATGTGCTGAATAGGACCTTCTATCGGATCTGGTATATCTTCCTCATATTCAGCGTCATCACTCAGAGGACCTCGGGAGCGCACTACAATGCTGGCCAGCGAAAGCGCGTCAACCATGTCGTCATGGGAGGCTTTGGGGAATTTATACAGTTCCTTTTGCAGTTCAGGCAGCCATTCAGCTCCTTTGAGAAAATAAATCTTCCCGTTTTGTTGCCAGATTGCAGCCGTGCCCGCCCGCGCTACTTTGTCTTTATGTGGTTTGAATGGCCTGCATGGGATGCCCTTGTTGATTAAATCCTGAAATAGCGCATGCTGATAGGCAACCGTTTCAACGGCTACAAAGTCATTGTCATGCAGCCAGAATTGCTCTTCTACTTCGTCTTGCTGATCTGGATGTGACCAATGACCTCGATGGACATGGAGCAAAAGCAAATCTTTGATGGGCGTTTTCGCCCAGGTCTGCACAGCCATAAAATCGGCTGATTGCTCTTCACTGATAGCAGGATCGACACTCAGAAACAATTCACAGTCAGCTTTGAGCACTGACTTAATATCGCCCCGAGGTGTGTACAGTAAATAGCTATCCCGGGTGACTTCAAATACTCGCTCAAATTGCTTTTTGAACGTCCCCCCGCCAGCAGGAACGGGGTTTTGCTGGAAGAGTGCAGAATACCCTAGCGGCCCATATTTCCACTTGGCTTTCTCAATCACTGTACGGGGAAAGCGCGTATCCCATAAAAGCTGACCTTCTTCTGTACGCGGATCCTGCCAGAATTCCTTGCCCGATGGAAGATATGTCCTGCATGCTGAGCCTGGATCATATTCTGCTGGGAGGTTCAGATGCACCCATTCCCCATCGTTGGTATCTAAGATATGGCCGCTCACATCTCGTTCATGAATGCGATGCGATACTACCACCATCGCGCCCATTTGTGGATTATTTAACCTCGATGACCAGGTGGTATCAAACCAGTCTACGGCCGTCTCTCGCTTGGCATCGCTTTCCTTCTCGTCAATGTTATGCGGATCGTCGAGTATCAGTACATCTCCGCCTTCGCCCGTCGCTGAACCCCCTACCGACACTGCCATACGATAACCAAGTTTATCGGTTTCAAATCGCATCTTTGCATCTTGATCTTTGGTGATCTGCACAATATGCCCATAACGAGCTTGAAACCAGTTCGACTTGATAATACGGCGCGCCTTGAGATTATCACGAGTCGCAAGATTCATGGCGTAAGAGCCACAGAGCAGACGAATAGAAGGATTATTCAACAGAAGCCAGGCAGACCACAACGCAGAAATGATCGAAGATTTTGCATGGCGTGGAGGCATGTTCACAAGCAATCGGAGGATTTGCCCATTACTGACAGCAGTAAGATGCTCACAAATGGCGTCGAGATGCCAACCCGGTACGAATGGCGTACTAGGTTCTATCACATGCCAGGCTTCCTTTACGAACAGTGTAAAGTTTCGCCGGGCTTTCTCTGCCTGAATTTGTTCAGACAGCGATAAAGACGGGTAAGTTGCAAGCAAATGCTCATCCTATGATACTCAACCCACGAGTACTCATACTATGAATATATCATACTGATGAGCGGATGTCCAT